TTAGAGCGGCTTATTAAATCTGGTACATTTGCAGTGTCCATAGGGATCGCTGTGCCTGAGCCAATAGCTGCTAACTTCAACTGTGCGTCCACAATTCTGACAGAGGCACTTCCATCTGGTTTCATTGCTTCTGATTCTTGCGTTCTTTACCGGCTCAATCACTTTGAGAAAACCAAAGGTCTGGCCTGTAAGGTCGTGCTTGATTTGGAACTGGGAGCAACCGCAAGATTTGGTTTTGCCGTTGCGGAGGCTGTCAGAAAGCACAGATACGATATCCCCGCACTCGCATTTGCAAAGCCACTTCGCTTTGCCAGGTTCTGCTTCTGGGTCTTTCTGTATCACTGTCAGTTTTCCGAATGTCCTACCTTTCAGATCAATGAGGGTAGGTGATTGCTGGTGCCGAAGACATCCACATGATTTTGTCCCGTTTTTCTTCAACAAATTGGTTGAAGAAATAACGGCGGTATTACCACACTCACACTGGCATAGCCACATAGGACGACCTGGTTTCCTATCGTCTACCCTTTTTACAACGGTCAACATATCAAATGTTCGCCCGGTGAGGTCAATTAGCTTTCCCATTTGAAGCCCTCCATCAAGAGATTTTTATTTTCCCTTCGAGATTGGAGAACGACTCTTGCTTTTTCTCCTTGGTAGCTTCCGCGTAAATGTTCATCGTGGTTTCAATGTCGGCGTGACCCATAATTTCTTGGATGACCTTGATGTTTTTTTCGTTTTCGCAAAAGCGAGTGCAGAAGGTATGGCGTAGGTTGTGTGCGGAAAAATGCCGGATCAATACGGGGTCGCGCCCTTCCTGATCGGCCCGCACCGTTTCGTCTTCGATATAGGCGGCGCAAATACGGTCTATGGCTCGGTTGACGCTATGAGGAGAAAGAGGGTCTCCGTATCGGTTCTGGAAGATGAAGCCGGTATATCCATCAATGACAGACTCATTAAACCCGATTATCTTTTGAGTTTCCCATTCCGCTTCCAGAGCAGCCCTAACTTCTGACAACATAGGAACGATACGGATACCTGCCTCTGTTTTTGGGGTTACAATATGGAACCTTGCTTTTTCTTCGTCCACATACTTTCGATAAACCATATTGTGGTTAATACTAATAATTCCATCATCAAAATCGCAATCTTCCCAACGCAATCCAACGACTTCACCAATACGGCATCCTGTACCGAGCAAAACTGTGAAAATGGGGAGCCAGTGATTATAAACCTTATGCTCCCTTACATACTCAATAAAAGCGGATTGCTCTGCGATACTCAATGAGTGGCGTTTAGGCTTCTCCCAATTATGGCTCTTTTTGATTTCCGCCATCGCACCGGTAGCTGGATTGATACGGATATAGTTATCTCGGACGGCCAAGGTAAATACAGGGTGGATGATGGTGTGAATGATCTCCATTGAGTTTGGTTTGAAGCCCTTTTCTTTGATGAGCTTATTATAAAAAGCCTTGACATCTGAGTATTTGATACTTGCAATTTTCTTCTTGCCAATATCATTTCGCACGTACTTGTTGTACATATAAAGATAGTTGCTGCGAGTGGTATCTTTCAATTCGGGTTTGTTTGCCATATACAGCTCAAACAAATCATTGAGTGTGGCTTTGTTTTCGACTGCAGCTTTGATCCCGTCTTCCAGATCACGGTTGATTTTGCGTTCCTTTTCTCTCAGGCTAAGGTCATCTTTACAGCCCGGAGGAACGCGGTCGGTGGGAACGAGCCGCTTACTATACACGTCATGACGGATGCCGTCAGCATCAGTGTAACGATATCGGTACGACCCGTCTTTTCTCTGAGATTCGCCGTCTTTAAGGATACGGCCTTTGTTGTCCGTTCGTTTTAATCCAGCCATACTATCTCCTCCTTGCTTTTGTATGGATGGTAATTCTCCAGTTACATAATATCTTGAGCGATTACCTATGTCAAGAAGAAAATCATCATTTACTTACTCTTGAAATTTTCTATTGATTTTCGTAGTTGTTCGGTTTACAATGAAATTAAAAGTTGGGAGGTGCTATTATGCCAATGGCTGAGAAAATTCGGATTGCACTGATCAAACGGAATATGAGCCTGAAAGAGCTATCCTCTCGGCTCGGATGTACCTCTCAAAATCTCAGCGGCAAGTTGAAGCGAGACAATTTCAGCGAGAGAGAATTGATAGAAATTGCCGATGCTATGGATTGTTATTTTGAAGGCCGGTTCATTAGTAATGATAACGGCGAAGAAGTCTAAAGCTATAAGAGCGTAGGGTTTTCACCTACGCTCTTTTTTGTCCTTAATGACTGTGGTATCTTTTTGAGTAGCCACATTTTTTACATCGGTATGTTTTGCAACTGAATGATTTCATGTCTCCTCTTACGAATACGTCAAAAATCAGTTCCCATTCGTGTTTGCAAAAACAAGATCTGATATAATTTATCAGCCAACGCATAAGTAATTGACCTCCTATCAGCCATTGTCAGCACCTTTGGCCGGCTTCCTTATTCCATTTTGGGCACTCTTCCGTGCCCTTGAAATGGCTCCATGATGTTGGAAGAAAATAGGGGATATTTCTCAGCTCCTCAGTCAATTTCGCCCTATAACAGCTTTTCGGGCAGATATTACATCTATAGTCTGCGCAGTGCGTAGCATCATGGTTCATAGGTCGGTATCCTCCGCTGGCTTCTGGCGGTAGGCCAGCCATGTCTCTCCGTATTCGTGTTGGAACAAAACGTCTTTCAACGCTCCAGCAATGATATCAAGTGCGTTCCAGTGGACAATAACCCACTCGCCTCCGTGCCTGTGTCTCACCCATACGGGCTTACCATCCATCTGCATCAGCTCGCCCAGGGTTAGAGGATTGTTGTGTACCGGCTCTTGTTTATGCCTGATTTTATCGCTCTGGCATAACGGGCAAGACTTGCAGCGGTCGATTGGCTCGTCGTTGTTGTCTCCATAGATTTGATAAGCACATCCATCTCCATCCGGTACGTAGCAAGGAGGTGTAATTTTTGCGCCACACCGTTGACTAACCGGAATGATTTTCCCGCTGTCTGTTTGACGATACACAATGCCGCTACACTTTATACATTCGTTCTCCTGCTTCTGTTGGGTACGGAGGGCTGAGATTGCCATAATGATAGCTTGATTGAACTTAAAGAAGTCCCGGTTTAGTACCGCAATGTCAGCTCCGTCTAACTGCTTGATAGCCTCTTCTTTGGTCATTACGCCTCACGCTCCTTCACCATTCTTGCTCCACAGTTAAAACAGAACTTCTCAATCTCACATAGGTATGGCAAGTCTGCCTTAACCTCGAACAGCTCCTCTTCTTTTAGTTCCTCAAATACAGCTCTGCATTTACTGCACAAGATCTTACGGCCACGCAAAATCCACTGGCCGTATTGTATCGGGGCGACATTGGCAGGAGGCTCATTGATGATGTCATCAATAGTCACATAGCCTTGCTGCTCTGCGATTTCGATTAGCGGATCTTTCTTAATGTATTCAGACATTGTAGTTAGCTCCTCCTGTATGCGTATCTGGTGCAAGCGGTAATACGCTTGTTACTCCAGTCTGGATGTTTCCGTTTGATACAGAAGAAAATGGTTCTCCAAACGGTATTACTTTTCATGGTGTTCTAAGTAGTCCACAATCAAACGATATGCCCTGCGTTGCATATCAAGATCCTCTTGGGTGATGTCATCCAGCTGTCCGAGTTGAGCCTGAAACAGCTTATACTGCCGGCGAAGCTGGATGGTGTTTTGAACGATACGGACAATCTGAGTAAGAACTAAGACCGTCACCATGATGGTCAGGTAAGTGTTCATACGGCAGTCTCCTATACAGAAATAGAGTTGATGTAGCTTTTGATCTTTTCGACATTCCAGAAGATTCGCTTCCCGATCTGGATACGAGCCTCAGCAGCCTCGCCAATCTGTACGGCAGAATACCGGCCACAACTCAACATGGCCTGAAGCTCGTCAGTATTGATTGCGATTTTGCTCTGGGTGTCTACGTTATTGAATTGCTTTGTTGCTCTCATGGTTATTCTCCTCGATCATCATGATCGGCTTTGCCATGCCTACTTTTTTTCTTTGGGTGGGAAATGCTGCTTGCGGTATTTACGGACTTCTTTACACTGGTTGCAGTTATGGCGATTTTTGCAGCACCAGCAGCCGTCTACAATGCCGTACCAAAACCAAGCTGGCATTTGCGGAGCCTTATGTTTTCTCTTTCCCATCTCGCCCTCCGTCAGAAGCAGATATACTCTCTCGGAGAACTAAGCACATCTTGGATTAGTGCGGCGTCAGTAACTTCACGGACGCCATAGACATCAAGCCAGGTTATCCGGTCTTTGAAGCGCTTGCGGGCTTCGCGGGCATTCTTGGCTCGGACATAATACCAGTTCGTACCTACGTCGGTTTTACGGTATCCAGCGTTGACAGCGAAGAGCTTCATACCTTCGCTTAGGACGAGAGGCGGGCGCTCGTATACTTTGCACATATGAAAGCCTCGTTTCATTCGGAAATAATGTCCAGTCCATCAACAGCATAGCCGCCAGACTTCCCTTCCAGTTTTACAACGAGAGTGCCACAGCACATCCACGGTTCTGATGCTACCGTCCAGATGCGACTTTTATTTTCCGCACTCACGTAATATTTGTTGTTCATCACAACCTTGTCACCGGGTTTCATGTCAAACGCTCCTTTCATTCAACCGTGATCTCTTCGATCCTCATGTTCGTGACATAGAAAGCGCCGTCTTTCTTCAACTTCTCCTCTGCCAGGATACGAGCCTTTCTTTCGGTGTTGGCTTTGACCTCAACCGTCTTGTATCTGGAAGCGTCCATGTTGATTTCTGCGGTTGCTCTCCACTTTCTGATATGCTTTCTCATAAGTCCTCCTTATCAGGCCACAGGTTTATCAAGGCTTTACGCCTCGCTGTCCCCTGATGTGTGCAGCACACTCGGGGCAAAAAGTCAGCTCGCCAATTCTCCATCCTTCTTGCCTCAGCTTCTTTTTGAAATCCACCAGTCGCATGGTTGATGTCATATCAATTTTCCCGCAGTTATCACACGTTGCGTGACACTGGCTTTCATAAACAACACTCATGGCTTTCTCCTTGTTCTGATCCATGTTTTAACAGCGGCGAAAGATGTGAAGCATTTCAGGCGGTTGATGACTTCATCGAGCACTGCGATACAACAATACCCGTGCTCGTCGTATGGCTCTTGAGTTCCTTCATATACCGTGTTACGGTATTCCTCTATGCACTCAACCGCAGACACAACAGCATTGATCTCCGGCTCTCTCTTGTTCCAGTTGGACACAAGTTTCTCCAAGAAGATCTCCTCGTTGTCGCAACTCCCGAAATGAATCCGCATCTGGCCGAGGCAGTTTTTATCGTTGCACACAATGGCAAAGCCATTTTGAATGCTGACAAGTCTCGCCGTTTCACCGCAATATGGACATCTTTCCAGCTCCATACGACGCCTCCTACTTCTCATTATTGGAGAACTCTTTGCACTTGGGCTGAATATAGTCCATGAAGACCTGCACAATTTTCTTGGCGTTGGTCGTGAAGTCTTTTTGAATGCAGCTCCAGAGGTCATAGTCGTCACAGGTTTCCATAGATGTGCCCTCGAACTTCCTCTCTAAGGCATCATGGACATCTCGCTCATTGCTCTGATAGCAACAGTCTTTGATTTCGTCCATGTCGAATACGGGCTCTCCCCAACGATCTGTCTCTGAGAAATCAACGCCCCAAGCCTCCATGAGTTCTTTTACAGCCTCAAAGGTGGCTTCTTCATTGATAACGCACGGGCTGGCGAGCTTATCCAGCAGATAGCCGGAGTCCAACCTTGCCATGAGGTGCATAAAGCTCTCGCTTTTGTGGGTAGGAACCCAACCATAGGCGTAGTTCCCGCAGTCGGATGTAATGGACAGCTCATACCGTTCGAGATCGAAGTTAAAAACTGCCCAGAGGCAAGACCCATAGTCAGGGTCGCCTCTTTCTTGGCAGAAATAAAGGGAAATGAGCGGCGGGGTTCTGGTTGAAACCTTAGCCATTCTGTTTACTCCTTTCTGATGAAGCGGTGTCTGCGTAGAGACTGACCGCTGGGGTAAGATGAAAGAACTCAGTATGGCTCCCTACATCAAAAATGGTGACGCCGTTGCGATTCCAAGTGCGGGTATAATAGATTTTGAAATTGCGCTCGGCGCAGAACGCATGGATCAGCAAAAACGCCTCATCCAAAATATCCTGGTCGGATTTGGGCTGGCCTGCTTCGTTCAGATCGCGGATCTCAGCGATCTTTTTGGGTCGCCCATGATATCCTTTGAATTTGAGAGTATGGGTTTTCATCCTGTTACCTCTAATTGATTTACTTTGTTGCTATTAACGGAAAATGACTACCATGCTGGGGAATGGTGCGGAGTTCTTTCCGTCTCCAAATTTCAGCCGGCCACGAATAAAGCGGACTTCCACATTGGGTTTCTGATAGATGTAATCGTGAAAGTAAGCTGTGTCTGTACGGGCTGGGATAAGCAGTACCACGGTGGTGTCAGGCTGCTTGGCCTCTTCGGAGCATTTCTTCACCCAGTCTTTGATAGCCCTGCCATACGGTGGATTGCAGAAGACCGTCTGCCCCCCCCCACGGCTGTCTCAGTCCGTCATCTGCTACGGTAAAGTACCGGTCGCATTTGTGATTGGACTCGTCAGCGCAGGGATCGAGGGTGAAGTGAAACTCCGAATCCAGTTGGTCAAAGAACGCCTGCGGCGTCGCCCAATCCATAGCCTTGGACGAGAACATGACTTCTGTATTCATTTTGTTTCACCTCATAATTTGTGTCTACATAAGAACGGTTTGATCTGTGACTTGGTTGCTGTCGGTGATTTTTACCTGCATATCATCTGTCACCGGGATACGCATTTGTGCGTAACCAGAGGATGAGAAGGGCATGAACCCGCCAAGTCGATACTTGTCACATACCAAGTCATCGCCGTCAAAACGGAAAGAGTTGCCATGAGCGTCACGATAGGTCAGCTCACGATTGCAGGTTGACAGCTTCGCATATTTCCCACGATAATCAGGAGCTTTCAGCTCATAATCCGGGAACGCCGCGATGAAAGCGTTGTACTGCTCCGGGAACAGTTTGGACAACTGGCGAAGAAAGAGCGGAACGGTTTCTGTCTGATAGCTCTCAATTTCTCCACCCAGCATAGCACGCGGATGGTAGGTGCAAATTCGATTGATATTGTCGGGCGTCAGCTCGTCAATAGGGACAAAGAGACGATTGCAACCGAACCCAGGATCATGACAGAACAGCCTGGAATCCGGGCCGCGTTCGATTCTGACATGAGGCGGCGCGAGAAAAGCACCGTCACCGATTTTAGCGATGTAGGTGTTGTTGGGATAAGAGAGCTTATGGTACTGTTCTGAGCCTTTGGCCTCGTTGTAAACACGTCCATACATCTTGGTTTTCTGTGTGCCGCCATCGACACAGGCTGTACGACCAAATTCACAACGAACGCCAAATAGTGTCGTTTTACGGAAGCATTTCCCTTCCTTGTATGCCGAACATACATCGGCATGATCGCAATAAATGTACTCTGCACGAAGCCGCGAGTTACGGGTACCGTTGCCATACAGATCAACATTGATCAGTTTTTCTTTTTCAGCCATTGTGATATCCTCCTGGGTCACATGAAGAAGTGGAGTAGCCACCCGATGAACAGTGTGAGAAGCGCATAGGTGATAGCAGTGATCCAACGATCCCAGAATGGGTCGGGGTTGGTATTGACTCTGGTGGTCACAATGAATGTGATGAGCGTATCAAGCCCCAGCGCTTGTACCAGGCCAATCACGGGAAGCCCGAGCGGGACAACGAACCAGTTCCACATGAACATGATGGTCGCTCCGCAGAGCACAGACAGTACCACGGCCAAAATGAATTGCAGCAGGTACGGAGGGTCGCTCAGAATGGGCTTCGTATCATTCTCATAGATATGGGACATTTTTATGGCCTCCTTAAATCAGCTTTTCGATATATTCTCGATCCTGAGTGAAGATGGGAATTTCGTGGTCGATGATCCATCTGTTACGGCATACGGTAATTTTCTGGCCGGGGTTGCGAGGATCGTCGATGGTTTCTTCAAACTGCCGTTTAATGCAACAGGAACCACGTTTCAGCTCTGTGGGGAAATCGTTCCAGTTAATGCCTCGCTGAGACCAAAGCATTTCCTGAATCATGTTGCAGGTCTTTTTGTGCAGCTCGTGGTGGCTAAAATTGGCCTGACCTACGGCCTCAATACTGTTTCGGGTTGCGTCCTGCTGCCGCCAGATCAGACAGTTACAGACCTCTTCCTTGGGGACAGAGAAAGCGCGGGAATCGAACATGGCGGTATTTATCTTATTGAAGTAGGTGTTGTACCGTGTATATGCGGTAAGATCGACAGAAGCATCGTCGCCGATAGATCCCCAATACGGAGCGTTGCAGTTAATCCACTCCTCAGCGATACGTGCAAACTCCTTGTTGAATGCTAAGGTTGCCATCGAAGCCGAAACACTGCACATTTTCTGAATGTTGTAGCCAAACCAGGCGTCGGTCTGGATAGTAGCATAGTCTGTCAGCACCAGAGTGATCTCATCGGACTGAGTGTAACCAAGCACACAGCCCTGGATATTCTCACAGAGATACTTCATCGTCTCCTGCATAGCCTGAGTCAGCACGGGGTCGAAAGGTTTTCCCATGCCCTTCGTGAAGGTATGGAATGCCTTGCCGTCAAGCCGGATGATCGCAGGTACACGGCGGGTTAAAAAGTTGCGAGAAACACCCTCATAGCCTTTCATGCGGTCGCCCAGACTGTCGTTTTTCTTTGCCATTGTTATTTCATCTCCTCCCAAGGAATACGGATAGCGTGCTTGGTAGTCAGCAAATAGGACGTGCGCCCATATTTCTTTTTCCACTCGTCGAGGTAGCGCTGCATTTCAGCGATAGCAGCAGTCCCAATGTCATCGTAAGCGTCTTCGTACATTTCCTCGCAGGCAGAAGACACGATACTTGAGGCATCCAGCTCCATCTCTACCTTTTCAGTGCCCCACATATACAGCGGTTTTTCCATGAACTCTTCCCGATCTTCGTTCCAACTATCAAAGAAATCCTCCCAATAGCTGAAATATCCTTCGTTATGAGGGAAGAAGTCGCTTTGCGCCATTACAAATAGCGAGCCAAGAGCGTTCGACTCATGCTTTTCTGCTTTCTCCAACAGTTCTTTTTCTTTACGGGCTTCTTCCTGCTGGCGGCGTTGTTTTACGGCATCACAATCACAAATTGTTCGGCTTCTTGGAAGTTGCTTTCCACAGTCGGGGCAATAACGTACGACACCGTTATAACAGTTCGGACAGAACCGGATAGACTGGTGCTTGTAGGGGAAGTGACCGGCTCTCTTATCGGGGTCGTCAGACAACCCATAAGGATTATCTTCGATACGGAGGCCGATACCATGACAAACAGGGCAAATCTCCTCATTGTCATGAAGATCCTTTACGAGCGTTTTGCCGATCAGCTCTCCAAAAGCATCTTCAATTTTGATGACCTTCCGTGTGGGTTTCACAAATCCAGGCATACCTCAGACCTCCTTGTAGATTGCAGGGAGGAACGCGAGACCAACTTTTTGCGCCACCAGATAGGCGGAATAGCCGTCAACCAAGACGGCGTTATCGTCCAGGGCGACATTGGTATTGAACTGGCCGGTATGATAGAACTCCAGAAAACGCTTTGCGATCTTCTCATCGCTGGGCTTTGTGCGGGCCATATATCCCGGAATCTTGATGGTGCTCATCAGTACCTTCTGGGTGGTGGCTTCGATTGTGGAGAGCGGGAAGGTAGCGCCGGAGGCCAACATAACCTCTTTCACATCCTGCTCGTCAAGATCCGCAGCCACTACGGTGCCATACCGCCGACCACGCGCTGTATTACAGGCCACGCGAAATCCGGGCTGAAGTTTGCCTACAAAGTGCTCAGGGATCTCGAACCAGAACACCTTGCCATAGGGCTTATGCTTTACCATAGCTACTTTCATTTGACAGTCCTCCTATAAGGATAGAATAATTTACTTTGTTGCTATATACATAGTATAATCACGGCCTCCCAATTTGTCAAGAGGGAAGCCGTGATTTTCTTTGTCGCTAATGAAGTTTGTTGTCAGTCTGTTGAAGCAAGATGGAGGATAATGGCCTGTGGATTGTCGCAATCTTTCAGGGTCGCTTTATAGTGCTGCTTCCACCAGCCATACAACAACTCAAAGTTCTTGATGGGCAGATATTCCTCCATAAGAAGCTGGGGATCATCTTGTGAAGCATAGTCCAACCGAAGAAGTTTGATGTCATCAGCGGTAAAGGATCGAAGCGGCTTGTACTCGAACTTGGTGACAATAGCCTTACGCCGAATGGCATATTCCGGGAGCTGGCTGGCTGGACTCCATTTGATAGCCTCGTCATACTCGTTGGGTATAGCTCTGCTGTTATCCCAAGCATATAAGCCATCGGAGCGGTATATGATACCTACAGTAACTTTCTTTTCGGTTGTCTCTCCGTCTTTTTCGACCGGTTCAAAAATAGTCAGTCTTTTGAACGGTTCGAGAATGTTCACTACTTCACCGATTTCAGGCAGAAACCCCAGAGGGAGTGCAAACCCCTTCAGTAGTTCCTTCTCCCAAAGGTCGATGTCGTTCAGGTTCATCGGCAGGTTCATGGTCGATCGCCTCCAATCTGATTTGAGCTACTTGCGCCCAAGGCATTCCATAGTAAGGGCTTTTCTTTTTATCACACACACCATTGTCAATCCCAATGTATCTGCGTCCTTCCAGCTTGGCAGCAATGAGAGTAGATCCGGTGCCGCAACAGTTATCCAGGACGATTGCATTCCTGTCAGTGTAAGTACGGATTGCGTAGCGCAACAGATCAACAGGTTTTTCAGTGGCGTGGAGCGCTACGGACGGGTGGGGTTTAGGGAAGCGCCAAATTGACGCTGGGTACTTCATGTTACCGTCTGGCGACTCTACCAATGTATAGTTGCCATAGCTCCGGTTAGAATGAACGTCTTCCGCCTGTTTCCCTACGGCCTTGCCCTTGGTGTGGTTTTTCTCGCCAACTGTCATTTGCGGATGATATGGCGGCGGAGATTTGTAGAACACCATGATATCCTCGTGCTCTCTAAGCGGCATTTTCTTGGCGTTGAGAAATCCGCTCTTTAGCACCTTGTCCCAGATGATATTGTAGCGGTGCAGCTTAGGGTTAGAGAGCATCATGGTAGCGGTAAATTTATCCTGGCCGAACAGTAGGATCGCACCATTCGGTTTGATAATCCGCTCATACTGCTCCCAGAGTGGAGCAGGCGGGATAACCGAGTCCCATGAGTTCTGAGTCGCCCCATAAGGCAAATCACAAAGGATCATGTCAATGCTCGCATCATCAATTTCCTTCATGACTTCCAAGCAGTTGCCGTTGACGACCGTATTAGGGAGGAGGCTCATGCGCTATCACCATCCCCGTCTACCGTTATGGTATAGGCTATGACCGGGGCGTTGAAATGCTCTGCAGCATACGCCCGGATGATTTCTTCGGCGTTGTCAATGAGTACGCCGCCAATCCGACGACCTCTGGTATCCTCAGACATAACAATCGGTTCAGGGATAGATACGCCTGTCCGCCGCGCCATGTTTTTTACGTAACGCTTGTTGATGGTAGTTGGTACGACAATCGGATATCCGGTTATCGCCGATGTGTAAACTAATGCGGTCGTTTTACCGCCGCCGCGTTTTCGGAATAGACCTTTCATGTTCTCACCTCTTCATAGTCGGAGCAAGGATATTTGGCACTCGCTCGCTCCTCCTTACTTTTGTATGGACAGTCTGGAACTCTGGCCTCGGCGAGATGAGCCAAGCAGATTACTTTGCCCAGCTCGTCTACGGACTGATTGTCACACCATTTAGATGTGGGTGAAATCGGTGTTTCATTCACACTTTAGCCCTCCTTATTGAAGCATATGACCTTCGACTGGGGCACATCGCTCACCTCTTTCCCGTAGAGCCGATACCGCCTCGATCAGCGTTGCCCAGCGTATCGACCGGCTCGAAAAACAGCTGGGGCTGGTGCTTCTCAATGCGAAACTGACAGATACGATCGCCGACATGAATAACGGTATGGCGGTCTGCACGGGCGGGGAAATACCACTGGTCGTTGTCACCACAGTAAGTCTCGTCGATTACGCCGATGCTGTTGGTTTGACGAATACCGAAATTCTTATAGGTTGAGCTGCGAGGGGCTACGATTGCTTCATAACCCTTGGGAAGCTGCATAGCAATTCCCAGGGGGATCAGCTTGAACTCACCAGCCTTCAGCTCGACATCCTCAGCTGCCCGAAGGTCAACCCAGTCAGACTTGCCGTCGATATATTCCAATGGTTGGATTTTATCGCTGAGATAGTGCACCTTAATTGTTAGCGCCTCTGCCGAATCAGAAGGGCGCGGGCAGACATCAGAAGGATGCGGGCAGACAAAAGGCTTGCCGTCTGCTGCCAAAGCGTCCAGTACGGTATCAACCAGGCTGTCATATCCTGCGAAATCGCCGTTGATGTGCAGACAGTCAACACCGAACTTGTCCAAGAAACGCAGCATTTCTTTGCTGATTGCATCGCTCTCTTCCTCGGTCTGGAAGCGTCCTGCTTCGTTATAGGGTTTCACCCGATGAACAAACACGTCGATGCGGTTATAGTAATCGAAGACTTTGAAAACCAGTTTGTCGAACTCTTCACCCAGCACGTGGTCGTTGTCGTTATAGAACGCAGAAAGCAGGATAGGTGAATCGGTAATCACCACATCGACCTTGCCCTCAAGCCGGCTGATGCGGAAATACTGCTTGCCAAAGATGTATGCCTGATTCTCGAAAACGGCCTTTGTTCCTTCCCATACCTTGTCTTTGGCGAACTCGGTGACAAGCTCGGCATTAACGCCGGCAGCTTTCAACTGAGAGAAGACATAGGCAGCTCCGGTGGATTTACCAGCACCGGGAGCGCCAAAAAGGTTAATGATGAGCATTTTCGTTTGCCTCCCAACCAATTTGATAGTTTTTTGTGCGGATGATACTGTTCTTTACACATGGGCGCAGTACACAGACTTCCAGCTCATGAGAGATATACTGATCCAAAATAACACAAGACCAACATTCCCCTTTGCAATTCTCTGAATAATGAGATCGAATCTCAAAAAAGAACAGTCCGCTTTGGATTTGATACGGATTAAGCATTTTGCGACAGGTATAACTGCGCAATTCGGAAGTGATTTTTTGAACCCAAGTATCACGATCTTCGGTTAATATGAGAATTTTGATCACAACCATCACCACCTATCCCAGATACTTTTTGAAAAGCTCTGCAAGGGTTAGGTTGTTTTGCCGTGCCAGATCAATCGTGCAAGCGCAAACATTGCGCTCGGTAGAAGCCCCAATTTCATCGCAAAGATAGATGAGAATGTCGGGGTACTGATGGTCGTGAAAGCATTCGTCCTTGTCCTTTTCGGTGCCGGCGCAATCACTGCAATCCCGACACCACTCTTTACGCTGAAGACCATCCCACGCCATCAGCTTTTCACCATTGATAACATAGGCGCAGTCAACAGCGCCCAGATTAGAACCATAAGCGTGACGCCACCAGCCCCAATCGTCCTTCCAGTCATCGTTGTCGATAGCACAGATATTGTCAAAATCCTCTTTGGACAACAGCCAAACTTGGTATTCTTCACGCCAATGCGTAGGCTGAGGCTGATAATGGTAAGTACACACGGCAGATGTCAGGCCAAGACTTTTTACGGCATTGGCAAATTCGCCACCTGCTAAAATTTCAACAGTCTCCATATTTCCTCCTATTCGTAACGAATGAAGTGTACGGTGTTAAACTCTTTACCGGGAAACTCTTTGAGCCGGATAGAGGAGCACCAACCACCGACATGAATCTTTTCAACCTCGTAAACCTGACCTTCTGTCAAAAGCTCATGAGCCTGTTTGGAATCACAGCTCAACCCGGCGTCCAAATCCACGGCTTTAACCTTACATCCACGCTCACAGTGCAGAACATCAGATTGATCCTCGGCACATTTGCTACATAGCCACTTTAACCGATAATCCAGTGTAATACTGTCCAGGAACTTCCCGCATTTGGGACAGCGAAATTCGATCTTTTCATTCATAGTGTTCACCTTCATATAGGACAACTTTCTTTTGGCGCAAGGTTTTCTGTACGTCGATGACCCGCTGATTTGCAGAACCACACCATTTCAACATCTGGTCAGACAGCTCCATTTTGAAGGGGCCGTCAACCACAACGTCACATGATGTCAGCAAGGCCATTTGTGCAAATTGGTGATCATCCTCGTCTTTATCCGGGAAAAGAGGGTTATAACAGTCCTCCCAGATAAATCCAGTCCATAGCCACACGGTTTTACCGATTGAATGTGTGTAGAAACAAAGATCAATGAGATCATGAATCCCGCCATAGTCCTGACAAAGTGGATCTCCGCCAAGTAGAGAAAGCCCTGAGATAACAGGGTTGGCAAGCATTTTGTGGATCTCTGCGATAGTCTCCTTTGTGAATGGTCTACCACAGTTAAAATCCCGCTCCTCTGGATTAAAGCAGCCGGGGCAGTGATTTGTACATCCGCTTACGAAGAGGGAGGTGCGGACTCCCTCTCCGTTTGCGATGTCATAGTTGCGGATCTTCGCGTAGTTCATTCGTCGCCACCCAGGTGGACATAACGTTCTTTGATTTCTTGCGTTCTACCCTGATTCCAGTCATTCAGGCCGATGTAGCCGCAGGTACGCCGCGCAATGTTCATCTTACTCTTGTCGGTATTTCCGCAGTTGGGGCACTTCCAGATCAGCTTTCCGCGATCATCGTCCACAATCTCGATTTCCTTATCCCAGCCGCACACCTGGCAATAGTCAGATTTCGTGTTCAGCTCCGCATACATGATGTTGTCGTAGATATACTTCAACACCGTCAGTACGGCGGGAATATTGTCAGAGAGGTTTGCTACTTCGATGTAGCTGATCGCTCCGCCCGGAGAGAGCTTCTGAAACTGAGATTCAAATCTCAGCTTATCAAAAGCGTTGATATGCTCTGTGACGTGGACATGATAGGAGTTGGTAATGTAGCCCTTATCGGTGATGCCCTCGATCACACCAAAGCGCTTTTGCAGACACTTGGCAAATTTATAGGTGGTGCTCTCAATAGGAGTACCGTAGAGAGAATAGTCGATATCCTCAGCGGCTTTCCATGCAGCGCACTTGTCGTTCATGTACTGCATAACCTTGAGTGCAAAAGGCTCTCCGTCCGGGTCGGTATGGCTCTTGCCAGTCATCGCCATAACACATTCGTATAGGCCAGCATAACCCAAAGAGATGGTGGAGTAGCCGCCGTGAAGCAGCTTATCGATGGTTTCGCCCTTTTTCAGGCGGGCCAAAGCGCCGTACTGCCAGTGGATAGGAGAAGCATCGGACAGAGTACCGCTCAAACGCTCGTGACGGATTTGCAGCGCCTTATGACACAGCTCCAGCCGCTCATCAAAAATCTCCCAGAAGGTGTCATACAGATTCTGGATATCGTTATGGTCGCCGGTTGCCTCCCAAACTTTCAGAGCGCTCAGAGCAACATCGGGGAGGTTGATGGTGACGACTCCCTGGTTGAAACGCCCGTAATACTTGGGCTTGTCGGGCTGATAATTGCCGGCATTGGCAACATTGTCCCAACCGTTACCGGAGCGGTCGGGCGTCAAGAAGCTACGGCATCCCATACAGGTATAGCAATCGCCGCTACCTTCGCTTTCACCCTTGGAGAGCTTGTACTCGCGCATCTTCTTTTCGGAGATGTAGTCGGGTACCAGCCGTTTGGCAGAGCATTTGGCACACAGCTGGGTCAAATACCAGTAGGGAGAATCCTCGGTGATGTTATCCTCTTCCAGCACATAGATCAGCTTGGGGAATGCCGGGGTCGTCCAAACGCCCTTCTCATTTTTGACGCCTTGATACCGCTGCCGCACGACTTCTTCGATGATCATAGCGAGGTCTTTCTTGGTCTGAGGATCGCTGACCTCGTTCAGATACATAAAGACGGTAATGAACGGAGCCTGACCGTTGGTGGTCATGAGGGTAATCACTTGATACTGGATAGTCTGAACGCCCTTCTTTACTTCTTCACGGACACGCTCTTCGACCAGATCAGAGATCACTTTCTCAGGGTCTGCAAAGTTGTCCGGGGAAGAAATTTTCAGGAACTCAGCCTCTACCTGCTTGCGAGTCTTTTGCCGGCTCACCTCAACAAAGGGGGCAAGGTGGGACAGGGAGATAGACTGACCGCCATACTGATTGCTGGCTACCTGAGCAATGATCTGGGTAGCGACGTTGCAGGCAGTTGAGAAGGAGTGAGGCTTTTCAATCAAGGTACCAGAAATAACTGTGCCGTTCTGGAGCATATCTTCCAGATTGATCAGGCAGCAGTTCATCATGTGCTGCACAAAGTAGTCGCTGTCATGGAAGTGGATAATGCCCTCTTCGTGCGCCTGCTTAATGTCATCCGGCATAAGCAGACGGTCAGTAATATCGCGGCTTACCTCACCGGCGATGTAGTCTCTCTGGGTAGAGAGGATCGTGGGATTTTTGTTACTATTCTCCTGGATGACCGTTTCATTGACGTTATCCGCAATAGAGAGGATTTTGCCGTCCAGAGAAGAAGCGTTCCGCAGAAGCTCATGTTCATAGCGGTACTTGATATACGCTTTGGCGACTACGAACTCGCCCTCTTTCATCAGCTCAGTTTCCACGTCGTCCTGGATTTCCTCAACAGAAATCGCACGGTTGCGCCGCTGATAGCGGTTATACAAACGGGTGGAGATTTTCTTGGACACTTCGTTCTTATCTCCTACCGCACTGAGCTTTTCAACCTCCGTGAATGCCTTGAGAATGGCGTTGGCAATTTTGCCTTTGTCAAAGTCGGCTTCACGGCCATCGCGTTTAATGACAACCATATAAATTCCTCCTTACAAAAGATAGCTATGGATAACTTGGTCAATTTCTTCCCACGTGTTTACCCGGAGCGCACCATTGGCTACATGATCAAAGCTACGATTATGGGGACGGTCAAAAAGAATTTTGGTGTATTCGCCGCCAACCAAGTTGTGTGGGGCGTCGTCAATCAAAACATCACCACGCACCATTTGCTTGTTGCAGGCAAAAATGATGTGCTCCCAGTCCAGGAAGGGGAACAACTCTAAAAGCCGTTCCACCTTCGTTTTGCAGGTGTGATAGCTGGATGCAGTTACCATGTAGAGCTGGTGCCCCTCGTCATAGAGCTTTTGAAGAATCTCAACAGAACCGGGGATCGGAGTGATACGCCGCCAAAGCTCGTCATCATGGAGCACGCCGAAGACCTGCTTTTTCGTCAGCGTGGGAAAAGCAAGGGAGATGTCCCAACCGTGAACATCTTCCGGCGTTACGGAGGTGCCATAACGCTCGTTCAGCATTGCGATCCAGCAGTCGCTTAGGTTTTCTACGGTATCGTCGGCATCAAACAGAATTGTCAGTTTCTTCATGGGGTTCTCCTTTGAGAGCGTTGTTCACAAAGTTATTTACGGCCTCTTTGAGATCTTCCAAACTGCCGCTGTTGACGATCGTAGCGTCGTATTGGTAATCGTCCAATGCAGTCTCCGAAGCGTGCTTCTGCTGCTCTTCGGTCAACGGAGACACAAAGTTGGGGCGAACTACCCGCAACAAGATGGCGTCCATGCCGTAGGTCTCATAGATCTCATACTCGTTGGGGAAGCGGGTGTCAGGGATAAGCACGTAATCCCACTCGTCGCAGAAGATGTCGAGGATGCTGACAATAAAATCTACCCAGTAATCAGGAGAGACAGCGCGGATTTTGTCAGTACCGACACGCTGGAGAAGCGTACGCCCCTTTTCATCCTTCTTGCCGTCCCAGCCAAAGAAGGTCTTACATACGTACTTGACCAGATCACCGTAGTGAGCAATCAAAACACGGTTGCCTTGGGCTTTCAAAGCCTCTTCCAAAAGTTTGGCGGTGGTGTCTTTGCCGTGCTGGGCTTTGCCCGAAATGCAAACGATTTTCATTCCGCAGCTCTCCTTCCTTTTCTGCCGCAAGACTTCTTCTCCCGGCAGAACCCGAAGTATTCGCACTTCGGCATAAAGTAGTGATCGACCAGATATGCCCACTCGTCGGAATACTCTCTCAGAGCATTACCAACATCAGCAAACAGGCCGCGATACTCGTGATAAGCTCTGTTGCATTCCCGCTGATGTGACATATCAATCAGGTTGCGGAGATTGTGCTTACACACGATCTTGGTACCCATGCCCAGAGGAAGCCCAAGCGCAGAATCCTCTCTGGGGATACCAAGCCCTTCCAACATCTTCAAGCCAGTCTGGATACAGCTCATAATCCAGTCGTAGACTTTGGCGGCGGCGGAGTTGCCCGCAATGCTGGGAGGCGTTACATAATCGAAGCCACTTTCATAGTCGATGTATCTGGTACTGGCCTGCAGTCTGGTGGGAGCACCGCCGATGTGGGTGTACCACTCGCGGATCACTCTGGCAGAATAGCCGTCCAGGATCATATAGACATCCGGGAACTCAAATGTTCTGCCGTGCTCGTTTTCCAAGCAATCCAAGCCGCGCTTGTAGTTTTTTTCGGGATCGCTGGTATCTGCACCCCAGCAGACGCCGGCTTCCTCACCGATCATGGAGATAGGGTTCTTATAGGTGAACCGCTGAATTGTAACTGTTCCCATATTGTCCTCCTTATTTAATTTACTTTGTTGCTATCAAGTATAAGTACGAAAGACATGATCGCCGATCGTCTTATAATAGCTACCATAGGTCAAACATCCGGTAGAAAAGTACACCACGTCGGTGTTCAAATCCAAAGCCGGATAGCCGGCAAGAGCAGCTTCTACTGCTTCCATCTGCTCAGGCTCATAGTGACTTCCCACTGCAAACTGGTAGGGCGCAAGGAGAATATCACTGATACTACCGGAATACGCTTCGTGCATATAGCGATTAAGTGCTACCTGTACCACGGCAACCTGACCATCAAAGCTCTGGTTCCCCGCCTCGCTGTAGGCCATACACGCCAGCAGCTTTTTTTCGGCGTCCGTGGGCGACAGTTCTGCATATGGGTTAGGGTCTGCCTCGGGTTCTGCCGGTTCTTCCTCAATAGGAATAGGCGTAGGTGTGGGCGATACTTGAAGCGGCGCAGAGTAAACACAAAGTTCCGTTTCGATGGGGACTTGTGGTGTTTCTTCCTCTTTGTTCGGGACGAACGACATCGCACTCAGAGATCCGCAGACTACCAAGAAACACAGCGTCGCCCTGAGAACTTTCTTGAACCATTTCGATTTCGTCTCGTACATTGAAAATGCCTCCTAAATTACATAGTCGTAGTTGTACAAATACAGATACCCACGCCGCTCGCCCCATCCATTCATAGGAACATAAATGGTGTCGTAGCGTTGAAGCGGTTTGCGATCGTAGAGTTCTGAGTAAATTGTCCACCGATTTGTTTTCCCCGTGCCAATCGACCGCACCTGCAAGGCATAAGCCCAAATCTCTTTGGTCTTCTTGCTCCGCAAGGGGTAGATATCCAGAATGACCAGCTTTCGCTGATCTTCTTTTTTATTGGTGGTCAGGTCAATATAGCCCAGGTTTTCCAACTGAATCTGCATTTTGCTTTTCAGGTCGAAATCCTGAATGTGCATATCCTTGACCATCACTTCCAAATGCCGAAGTAATCCGGGCAAATCGGTGAAGGTATAGCTTTTAGCTGGCTGGCCGCTTTTGGACTTATCAGTTGCATACTGGGCGATTATGGGTTCCAAATCAGCCGTTACCTTGTCCTTGGAAATCTTCTTCATCGTCCCGTTCTTGAAGAAAGAGAAGAAGTCCACCATACGCAACAACTCTTTGGAATTACCATACTCGGCAAAATAGTCGATCTTCACCAAGATATCCCGCTGCCGTGTATCCAAGTGTGTTTTCTCGTCCAGCTGCATAAGCAAGTCCATAAAAGATTTAGGCTTACCGGCCTTTGCCAGCTCGTAAAGTTCGTTGGCAACATCGGCATTCATGTACTTTACAGAAGAAATACCCTTGGCGATAACCTTCTCTTCGGTATTCAGCAAATATTTATCCTTGGAAAGGCCAAAACGCGGCGGGACAATTCTGATACCGTAAAGCGTTGCCAGCTCGTTCCCGTTCTTCACATCCTCCTCGCCGTTGGCATTGTTAAGGTAGGCTGTGATGAACTCATACGGATGGTAGTACCGCAGATAAGCGCACAGATAGCCAATCATGCAGTACCCGACTGAATGGTTATAACCAAACATATAGCTGGAAGCGTCTTGGATGATCTGCAAGAACTCCTTTGCCTCCTGCTCTGCAACTTCACGGGACTGCGGTGACTTTTCACAATATCCCTCAAGAATTTGTGGAAGAGCTTTTTTCAACCGTTCTTCGTCTTTTCGTCCGATAGCGCGGCGAGTGTTATCTGCATCTGACCCAGAGAAGCCGCAGATTTGCTGTAGGAACTTGATAACGTCCTCTTGGTAAATAAGATAGCCATTGTTATCTGCCAAAAGTTCGTCGATGATAGGAGAGGGGTTCTTGTGAGGCTTGTGCTGCATAAGGTCGTCACGGTACGACGCGCCCGAAGGACGAAGCGCCGCTGTAACAAGGCTCATGTCGAAAATGCTGTGCGGCTCGTATTGTCTGAGCATCTGGAACGCAAACTCTCCTTCAAACTGGAAGATACCAATGGGAGATCTCAGCATATCCTTCCAGACAGCCTCATCGTTCCAGTTGATTTCGTGAGACTTCGGGTAGGGCTTACCCAGCAGCTCATAAGCGTCTTTGATAATCTCGATGTTTTTCAATCCGAGAATGTCATACTTGACCAAACTGACCTCATGCACACACTCCATGTCAATCTGCAGGATTTCCTTACCGTCAGAGATGAACGTACCGTAGTTATCTCGGAGGGTAATAGGGCTTGCCACAATACCGGCAGGGTGCATAGACTGAGAGATCGCCACGTCAAGAAGCCCGTCGTAGTAGTAGAATACTTCGGGATACTTTTCCCGAGCTGCCGCCTCGTCTGCCTCAAACTCCTTTTTGATATTGGCGCTTGCCTTACCAGCCCAGGGGTTCTTAGCAAAAATCCTTTCGTTTTCCTCTTTGAGTTTTGTGTACTCTTTGGAAAACTGCTTGATCAGCTCGGCGCGGGGGATATCCTTCATGCGGCTGGGCAAAAGAAGATTGCCAGCCTCATCAAAGAAATACGGGCTAAATCCGTCTCGCGCATCTCCAAAAACGATCTTTACGTTCTCATCTTTGAGCTGTGCCATCACTCTACGGAACTCTTTCTCGTCCCGTTGATGTTCACGATTCCAACGCAGTGCCAAAGCACGGCAGATCTCGTCAATACAGCCTTTGGATTTGATAGTGCCGATCGCCAGAATAAACGCGGTCTTTTCTTGACCAAAACGGTTGATGATGTAGTCGTAAACCAGATCGCGCTGGGAAGGGGACACGTCGATATCAATATCGCCAATCTCCTTACGATCTTCGTTACAGAAGCGACTGAACACTGTATGCCATGTCTCAGGATTGAGGTCTGTTGTGTTGGTGACATAAGCTACACGAGATCCACCACAGGAGCCACGATTGAAGCCGATAGGGATACCATGAGATTTACACCACGTCACCAATTCGCTCATGAAAAGCATGAAGCCGGACATCTCAATTTTGTCAAAGACCCGACATTCCTCAGCAATGGCTGCTTTGAACGGTTCGACCTGCTCTGGAGTGATAGCGCCCTCTTTGATCTTTGCTTGTAGGTTATCGTCAAGAACTTGATGAAGCACCTCTCGATCGCGTTCGCCATAGAGAATGGGGTACTTGAAAGAGATATCCAACTCAAACGGCTCTACAGAGTCGGCCATACGGTTGGTATTCTCAATGGCCTCCAAATACATTGCTTCCGGCAAGGCGTCCTGCGTTGCGAACATTGCCACCAGCTCATCATAGGACTTATAGGTAAGGTCAAACGTATCTTCGTCGGCAAACTCGATGTGTTTACTCAACTGCAAGATCGTTCGGCACTCAGCCTTGTATTTGTTGAGGCTATGAGTATCGGTACCTGCAATGAGCGGGATGCCGTATTTCTGAGACATTTCCGCCAGGTGGCGATTGTAGGCCACCTGCTCCGGGTGGTCGTGCGCTTGGATTTCCAGATAGTCGTAGTGTTTCAGCAGCCGCTCATACATAGGATGGGTAATGCTCATGCGATTCAGCGGGGAAGCAAGACAGGCGCTGATCTTAATAACGTTACTGGAAATACCAAGAAACTCATCAAACGTGATACGGGGTTTGTAGTAAAAGTGGTCGTCCTGGCTTGATCGGCTGATCAGCTCGTTCATCTCCTGAAGACCAGCATAGTTCTTGGCAATCAAGATGGTGTGGTAGTTATCGCGTACCTTGTTCTGCTCTCCGGTGCGTGGATCGGTAAGCAATAGCTTTTCAGTCAAATAGACTTCGCAGCCATGCAGGTACTTCAAGCCGGCCTTATCACAGGCCATCTTTTTGGCGACCCACTGATAGATGTTGCCATGCTCCGTAAAAGCAATAGCAGTCTGCCCCAGCTCGACAGCCTTAGCGATATAGTCTTCAAACTTCGTCGCACTGTCTAACAGCGACAATTCAGTATGGACATGGTATGCTGTATAGTTACCGCTCAATAAGATCACCTCCTATTGTGCCACGGCCCGTCAAAGGTATCGTCAACGCAAAAGTTTTTCAGACAATCCTCACATACAAGGTGAGAACACGCCCTACGAACTCGGCCTGTCTTATACATAATGCCATTGGCAACCTTTGTCTCTTCTTCTGTAAACCAAACAGGGATGAGGCTACCGCCACAGTCACATACTCCGAAATCCACCATAGTTAGCCCTCTCTGTCGTTCACCGCTCCAAATGCTTCATCTTCGGAGGCACGCTCTTCAGCAAGCAGCTGAGGAGGGAGAGGCAAAGGCTCTTTGTACTCCTTCTTGTCCCAAGAGAAACGACGGTCGTACTCGTCCATATCGCCGAAGAAACGGCGGGAGGCGGGATCGTAATAGAGGCCAACGTCGATATTCTGCCGGCCAAACATACGGTCTTTGACGATAGTTACGATCACATCGTACTTGAGCAACTGGCGACGCTTCTCAGAATATTTCGCAGCATTCTCACGCTCTGCGTCCGTCACTCGCCGCAGGCCAATAGTCCGATGTGCCAGGTTCACGATATTACTGGTGCCGGCGATATCATAGATACCTACATTGGTTCCGGCGTCCATCTTTCGAGGGTGGCAAACAAGGATCACAGCTACTTGATACTTCTTAGCAAACTCAATGAGCTTTTTAATCGTATCTGTCTGAGAGCGCAGCTCCTCTTCGCTGGTTTCAGTGTCAATACACATGAAGTTGTCGAGGATCAGGCAACGGGCACCGTACTTCCGAACGGTATCCGTCATAGAGGCGATGAGCTTATCCAGTGTGTTGTCGTAGTCATCACGATAGATATGCCAACGCCCTTTATAGGTCTTGTTGATCTCGGCAAGCGTCGTCGTGGAAATCTTCTTGTAAGGATTGCCCCGACGAGAGATAGCATCTGTGATATTGCGGGGGCCGGCGAAAATGTAGTTAAACCAGGACTTTTCTACACCGTTGGGAAGTTCGCCGCTGAAAAGCCACGTGCCGATGTCATTATCGAGAGAGTTACACGCGAGCTGAGTAAGGAGACTGCTCTTACCAGATCCGGGCTGACCACTCACAATAGTAAGCGTTCCGAAAAAGAGCCGCATCAGCTCATCATCAATGGCTTTCAGTCCGGTAGTCACACCGTCAACATCCTCATACTCGGTCGGCTCGACATCAGAAAGGTCAGCTACGGAAGGAACAGGGGAGTCCTTAGCGTCCAAGATCAGCTCCAACACTTTGTCTTTGCCGCAAACGTAAAGGATCTCATTCAGATCTTTTGTTACCCGTCCAGTATTTCCAATGGGGATTGCCGGGATGTCTACGACCTTTGTTCGCCAGCTACCCAACCGGGGAACGCATTCTTTCTGCATTTTCACGCCGGCGTCATCGTTGTCGGCGCAAATGATAATGCTCTCAAACTGATCGAGCCATTCCAGGTTTTCGTCGATCCAGTGGAGGTTTGAACTGCCCAGAGGGACGGAAACAGCATTTTTGAATCCTGCCTCAATCGCGCTAAGGCAATCCGGCTCGCCCTCACAGATCAGAAGGGGAGAATTAACGTTGATACGGTTCATGTTGAACAGCAACGGAGCCGTATCAGAGTTTTGCTGGCACCAGCACTTTGCTTGACCATGCTGGACTTTATGCGACGGTTTGTATTTCACCATCGTCAACACATCGTTCGTGTCGTAGTAATTGAATACCGCGTTTCCCTCGGAGTCCTGCCGCACATCGAGAGCATCCAGCGTCTCACGACTGATCTTGCGCTGCTCAAAATATGCGTACACTTTGGATTTATCAGTGCAGGGAACCTCATGGGGATATCTATAATGCCGTTTGGTTTTTACGCCCAGCTCTCCGAAAGAGTAGGGCATTTCGGCAAGCTCGAAAAGTTTCTTACAGGCTTCGGCATAAGTCGCGCCTTTATACATGAAAACGTCCAGAATGTCATAGCTACGGCCACAACTACCGAAACAACGAAAGTTGAATGCTTTCTTGTTGTAAATGAAGGAAGCGTGATCCTCCTGATGGAAGGGGCAGCAACACTTCATGTTTTTCTCATCGAAATCGGTAATCCCCAGTTCTTCGACGATAATCTGAGCGTTACGATCTCCGAGCTTTTCTTTGGCCTGCAAAATTGCTTCTCTATCAATCTGCACGGGTAAAATCACCTCAGTTCTTCGGTAAGCCCGCCCACTTCATGTGGACGGGTCTTATCCGAATGAAATCCGTCTTTCATTTGCCGTTCAAGATGTGGATAGCGCTCTCGGCCTCCTCAACACCGAGTCCCCGACGCATTACCGTCTGAACCCAGTGATCTTTGTTCGGCTCGATATCTGTCCGGTCGTCCAGAATTACGAAGTCTCCGACCTCGCTATGTTCTTTTAACCAGCAGTCAATTTCCATACCTCTGTGACAGGATGGCAGCTCCGGCGTAAAGCCATAAAGACGAACCCCGTATTTCAACAGCTCTGCTTCCAGCTCCAGATAGTCTCCGTTGTATCTCGGGTCATCTCGGTCGTATCTCCAATCACTGGAAAGAACGACCTTAGCTCCTGTCATGTTAATGATGTGCTTCAGGTTCTTCATTTGCCTGTTGTCAACAAACGTATAGCCGCTTTGGGTTCTGCGGGCTGTACGATCACTGTTGAGCACACCGTCAACGTCGAGGAAAATTACCTTGATCTTTCCCATCACTCATATTCCTCCGTAACATATTGGCTGGAATGCTCGCAATGCTCGCGCACAGAACACAGGTAGTCACAAAAGAAACGGTCAGGTTTGGCAGGAAAACTCCTTGCCTTATAGATGTCGTCAATGGAACGCAGGAACCAGTCTATGTCCTCCTGAGCAGTTACGATGTTGAATGGATCTCTGTCCAAGATACCTTCACGGAACTTATTGAACCAAAGTTCATGCGGCCACTCACCGTAGACCTCTTTGACCCGTACTGCATACAAGTTCAGTTGGCGGAGATATTTGCGGCGTTCCTCTCTGGATTTCCATTTGCCCCGGCTTTTGTGATCGCAAACAATCAGCCCAGACCTATTACGAAGCACCAGATCTATAATACCTACCACTGGTCTGCCGCCCAGTGTAGAGGTATACCGATCTTCGACCGCAAGCACTTTTTCTTCGTCTCCCAGTTGTCCACCGAAATTATCGAAGTATTCCATACCGCGCTCATAGTAGCTATCTTCCAGTCGGGGAAATGGAAACCGTTCTGTAACTGCTCTTGCGTATTCCTTCTCATAGAGGCCGGATAAATCCCACAGCTCGACCTGCTGACGAAAATATCGCTCTAAAAGCGAGTGCGCCAGTGAACCCCATTGAGCAAAAGCGTTGTCCACGCGATCCATGCACTGGAGGTAAGTAAGGTCAAACATACGCGGGCACTGATCAAAACTGCTAACGCGGGAGTATGACCAGTCCATAGCGTCCAGGAGAAAAGAATTATCCATCAGAAGGGCAGCTCTCCATCTTCCTCACCGATATTTGCGAAGTCGCTGTTCTGAGAAGGAGCGGTAGCATATCCGGTGGTGGGGGCAGAGGCGTTGTCAGAAGTCTCGCTGTCCTTCTTGGAATCGCCGAAATAGACGTTCTCGGCAATGATGTCTACGGCAGAACGCTTGTTGCCGTCCTTATCGGTGTAGTTGCGCTTCTGCAGCCGACCGACAACAACGATCATGCGCCCCTTGCCAAAATACTTGCCAACGAAATCCGCCGTAGAGCGCCACGCAGTCACATCGAAGAAGTCCGTCTCGCGCTCATTGTTCTGCTTGTTCACGATGTCGCGGTCGCAGGCGATAGAAAAGCTGCACACGGAGATGTCATTGTTTACCTTCTTGATCTCAGGATCGCGGGTAAGACGACCCATGATGATTACCTTATTAAGCATTGTGCTTTACCTCCAGTTTCTTGATCTGCTCAACGACTTTCTGAGCCGTTGCGATATCCTTGATAGCGTTGGGGTTCTTCACACCGGCAACACTTTCGATAGCCTTGTAGATGGTGTCTTTGGACACACCGGCTTCCAGCTTCCCGGCAACAACGCTCAGGATCTCCTGTTTCACATCGTCCAGATCGTCTTCCTTCTTCTTGCGGGCGGCGCTGGACAGCTCCTCACCCGTCCAAAGAGACAGACCCAGGCCGTGCAGAGCAGCACACTTGACCAAGCAGCGCTTGATAGACTTCTCTGCATCGGCAGAGGTGATCGTGTCGATGGGAATAGACTTGTTACGGAAATCCATAACAGCCAGAGACTCCGTTTCAGTCTGGTCGTTGATGGTGATAGATACCTCTACCCAGGCGGTCTTTCCGTCCGTATGGTAAATGCAGCCGTCAGCGGCCTTGTTGATGGTAAACTTGGCACTGGGGAAGAGGGATTTCACGATCATCCATGCCTTAGACCAAGGCAGGTAGATGATCCTGTCCTTCTTCTTGAGGTGCTCCGTGATGTCGTACTCGTTCAGAATTTGAAAAACGCTTTTTTCCATGTTAGCCTCCGTTGATTTACTTTGCTGCTAAACCCTCGACAAGATAGGTAGCCTCCATATCAGCCAAATGCGTCATGACTGCCAGCGGGTAAGTTTCAAAAGCATTGCCCATACCGTAATCCCCGCCTTTGACTGCACAATCAAAGCTGCCCATATGCCAGCGGATTGCAACAATTTCGTCACGTGTGAGCTTGATGAAGCTCTGCAGGATGATGACAGATTTCTCGCCATGACCAAGCGGGAGACGATCTTCCGTTTT